CACTGACTTTCATCAGCGTGCAGGACAATGTCCCCGAGACGTTCGGGGCCGAAACAATAACGGATGTTAACTGGAAGGCAAGCCAACCAATTAGCAAGAATCCTAGTATGCGAGTGGCCTGTGAGGGCCTCAAGCTTCTTAAGAGACTTGCGAACACCGTTAATGTCGGGGATAAGTTGCCATGGGTCATCGATCAAATCCTTTAGGTAAAAGGGTCTTACGTCAGCGCCTAAGAAATAGTCGCCACCGCAAGATTCCCGAAAGCCGACGGGACCAATGAACGACTTCTCCTGATTAAGGGAGAACCCACAGTAACGTAGCACGGCTACCACCTCTCGAGACATGTCATCGGGAACTATGAGATCATCGCCAAAGACGAAGAAGTCACGTCCCAATAAACCAGACCGGCCTTGCTCTTCCAGTAAGACTGAAATGAGCGCAGCAAAGATCAGCGTCTCGAGTTCGAATGTGTAACCGTTTCCCATAGAACTGAATTTTTCCAGTCTATGCCACTTTCCATCCACCAAGGTGAATGGGGACCGAAGAGCATTAAGCTCTTCGAACCACGAAGTGGGTAGCAACAACTTCACAAGGTTGTAGCATACGGTATCGCTAGCATTTGAAAGGTCGAGAGTAGCGAACTCCCGCGTAACAGAGGACTCCATCGCCTTGCGACGGTGAATATCCTGAGCACGATCCAAGTCCCATCCAGCGCGGTTCCTGAGGCCACGTCGAATAGAAGTACCTAGTCCAAGCTGATAGAAGACATTAATCGCGGGTTCAACCGCGATACTGCGATCTATCAAGCCAGTTTTCGGCACAGTGAGATAGCGATTGCCTCTCACCCAGGACAGCTTTCTCTGGGAACAAGGTCTCTTCCGAGACCAAGCAGTCTGCCAAAAGGGTAACAAGTACCATTTGGCCCCAGATGTGAGCGTAGGTGTTGATGTTATTTTATCGGGTACGGTAATCAACCGGCCTCGATCGGAGAACGTAGCACCAGGTCCGAACTTACCTTCGATCTTATCAAGATCGGGGGGTCGGAAACCAATCCAACTAGCGATCTTCTTTTCAACGGCACGGAAAAACCGCGCTATCGCCAGCTCATCCTTCTCCACAAGGGAGGATGGGAAAAGGAAGCGGGAGAGTCGTTCGTTAGACTGATAACACTGATGTTCACCTTGGAACCACTTGGTTAGAGCGGCTTTACGGCGATCGATACCCGGGATGTCCAAGCCGCGAATCTTTTTGAAAAGACTCGTTGCCTGGCT